ACCCTACCTTCTGATGCTATAAATAGTGCACTAGATGATTTTTGGGAGGTTCAAGATGGGAGCGATGGTTCCACCGAGCAGGAAAAGCTGCTATAACTTTAGAGTAACGGAGATTAATCGTGTTGTTGACGGGGATACTATTGATGTCACCATTGATCTTGGGTTTGATCTATACAAGAAAGAAAGAGTTAGAGTTGCAGGAGTTGATACACCAGAGAAAAGAACAAGAGATCTGGAAGAAAAAGCACTGGGATTAGATGCCACTAACTGGATGAAAGAACAATTGGAGGGAGCAATCGATGGAGATGATGAACTCACCATTAGAACCGAACTTGTTGGTGGCATGGGTAAGTATGGCAGGCTTCTCGGTTGGTTGTACGTTGGGGATGCTGATACTTCACTTAACGAACAAATGATCACCGAAGGATATGCCTGGTCATATGACGGTGGCACAAAACAAAAGAACTTCGAAGAACTTCGTGAAATACGAAGGTCTTTCGGTACATTACAGGAGGGTTAATCATGTTACAAAAAATTATCAATGGAATCGCTATTGCAAGTGGTGTTGTATCTATCACCGTCGTTGGTGCTGTTGGGGTTGTATATCTCAATAAAGATGCTATCATCGAAAACGTCAAAAGTAAAGTAATGGAATCAGTATTACCAAGTGGACTTGGTGGCGGTGTTGGAGGCCTAGTTCCAGATATGGCAGAACCATCTGCACCAATACCATCTGGAGTAGGTTTAGGAGTTCCTAGTTTCTAAAATGGAAACTAAGAAGCAGATTATAAATCTCATAAGGATTGTAATCTTATTTCAGTTAGGTATAGTAGGAGCAACTATATTTGGATGCTTTATGCCTGGTGCAAAACCATGTGATGCTGATGTTAAACAACACATAGCTAACATGATGACTGTTATAACTACTTCTACATTCGCACTTTACGCAGCAGAAAAATGAAAGATTTTAAAATGCCCGTTGCTGTAATTACATTCCTTGCTGCCCAAGCAGGTGGTATGGTTTGGTTTTTATCAGGACTACAGAGTAGAGTCAAAGCACTTGAAACCTTTGACTCAGGAATAGAGGTGACAGCAAGTGAAAATAGAAGATATATTCGAGAAGTTATCATGCCTTCTTATGCAATCAGTGACAACTGGTTCAACCCACACTATCAAATGTGGTTAGATCAAGGTGGTTGGGCTGACATCAGAGAGTGTAAACACGATTAAGTAAAATGAAAAGAACTATTATTGATGTTTGTGCGATGACATCTTTTGTTATCGTTGTTATGTTAGGAGCATCTGCCTTGAATGTTTATTTCACTAGAGAATCTAGAATCAAAGAGAATCGAGACTGGATGCAAAGTGTAATCGAAAAAGAGGTTATCAAACAAATTAAATTTATGATGCCAAGTTCCACTGGAACTGTAGTCAAATGACTATCCCACGCATTCATGTAAAAGAAGTAGATATTCCAAATATCTATCTACCAGATTGGATGAGTCGTCAACCTAATGTTGAACACTTAGTTCCTCCTGTGGTATTGAATATTGGTAATCCAATTGTGGATATGCCTGGTTGTGTAAAGATGCACAGAGATAATCAATACCATAATAATGGACTACCGATTGATCGAAATCTGGTTGAGAATGATCCTGACCAAGCAATGATAGTTTGTGATGCAGAGGTTCCTTCTTATGATGCGATGAACTATGAACCAGAACAATTAATAATTACAAGAGAAACACCACCACCTCCTGTGGAACCACCACCAACACCACCAGAATTTACAGCAGATGAAATACCAGATGCAAAACAAGAAGAGGTTCCTTGTCCTGGCCCAGCTCAACTGAGAGTCGGTGATACAACTCAAACAGGTGATGAGAGAGTTGTAGGTCATCGACTTATTGATAATGGTAAAACCTGTGAAACATTATATGAACCCACTACAATAGTTGAAAAATTCCTACCACCACCAAATCAGGCAGCAACTGTGACAGCACTTGCGGTGGTGGCTACAGCAGGTGCAGCAGCAACACCATTATTAATAAGAGTCATCAGACCTGTAATTAAAAAGATATGGACTACGATTCAGAAAAAATTAGGTAAAGACGTTAGACAATTATCTAAATCAGAAATAGAAACTAATAAGTATCGAGAGAAGAAAGGACTTCCCCCAATCAAGAGAAAATAATATTACTTAGAGTTACCGATAGATATTTCTTTTAGAACATTTGCATCAGTGCTGATGGGCCCTTTTGTTGATATTTCGTGTGTATGTTGTTGAACCACACCTGGTGGATTGACTAATACTATATCAGCACAGACAGCATGAAAAGGTGAGTTTGGGTGAAACATAACTCCAGCTTTCATTTGTTCACCACAGTTTTTAAGACGAGCCAATTCAAAGTCTAATCTTTTATTGGCAGTTAATTGTTGTTGCATTGCAATTTGTGTGCTGCTGCTTCCATACACTTCTCTCT